TCAAGTACCCTGTAAACCAGAATTGCGCGATTTTTCTATGCTGTCAACGGCAGCACTTGACACAAGATAATGTTTTCTGATGATCGCTTCCGCATCCTTTTCGGAATGCCCGGAAACTTCTGCAATCTGCTTGATTGATGCTCCATTCCGGTAGGCGAGCGTCACGAACGTTCCGCGCAGATCGTGAAACGTCTTTCCCCTTATCCCAGCCTTTTCGACAGCTTTTCTCCATGAAGATTTGAACCCCGTCGCCCAAGGCTTGCCCTGCGCATTGGTAAGGATCGTCACGGCATTCCCGCGCTTCACGTGGTCCAGAATTGCTTTCAATTCCTCGGACACTTTTACGCGAACGTGCGCGCCTGTCTTGCCCTGCCGGAGCGAAAGGCTCTCCCCGTCATACGCGGACCATGTGATTTTCAGCAAATCACCCTGTCGTTGCCCGGTCCAGAGAGCGAGCATCATAGCTCGAACTATTGGCTCGGGCGCGGGTTTGATTGCTGGCTTGTCGCCATCTGCCTTCCTTCCAAAGCGCATGACGGCTATTTCGTCATCCGTCCAAATAAGGTCACGCCGCGTGCCGTCACTGACCTTCTCAACCTTCTCCAGCGGATGACGGGAAATCATTTCCCGATCATAGGCGAACGCTAATATGCGCTGGAGCACGCTCATAAACAGATCAGCTTTGCGCGGGTGCGTGGCTGCGATCTCGTCTCGCCATTGCAAAAAGATCGACCGTGTTCCATGAGCCGATATTCGTCTGGATGGCATGTCGAAAAATTCCGCCTCAATGGCCCTGATTGCGATATCGTAACCCTCTTTGGTGGACGGTTTTAAATTCTGATAGGCGGGCGAATTCACGTATTCCTTGATGATTTCAGCGAGCTTACCTTGATATGGCGTATCTTCTCGATCCCGCGTTAATTTGAAATATTCCGCAATGAATGCCTTGGTGTTGGGCTTGGCGTGAATTCGTGGGCCTCCGCGCCAAGCGTAATAGTAAGTGGCAATATCGCCACTCGCGAGCTTCTTATTCACCCGATGCACGCCTACGAGGTCTACTTCCACGGCGGTTTCTCCATTCTTCCAAACTGTTGCCGCCATAGGCCAATTCCGGGTCTAACGCGGTGTCGTGTTTCAAATCTTCGACAGTCGGGTAGACACGGAATATTCGTCCTCTTTCATCTCTCATTTCAATAGGTACGCCGCGTTTCGTAGCGATCACGGCCATTCTGTCGAGATCGGATTGGCGGATTGAGGCTTTTGCGGTCATTCCTTTCGCCTCCTAATGTGATTTGTATTCGTTTTGTTCACGGTATAAGACAGTCAGCCTTGGAGGCTGTCATGCGGGTATCCTGCACAAACGAGACATTGGGCGACTGCAAACGGTACGGGTTTATGCTTACCGCGTACTGCAACGGGTGCCACAACAGTAAGCGGCTTGACATTGATACCCTGATTGAAAAGCTCGGCCCAGATCATGGCGCGCTCAGAAAAGACCTTGCGCATAAACTGCGTTGCTCGAAATGCGGAGCGAAGAAGGTTCAGCTTCTTTCCTCGCACATCAGCACGTACCGAATGTCTGGAAAGGGTGAATATCCAGGACGCTGACATCCTCACTCCCTTTCCCGCAGTGCGGCGCGGCCAGAGCGTTCTTCCCAATACAGAGGAATGGCATCGGCAGCGATATTGAAATAATGGGCAAGAACGGCGATGGCTTCCTCTGGCGTATCTGCCGCTTCTGACACTACCTTCGCCTGTGCCATGATTGACCCCTGCATGAAGGCATCCAGAGATATGCCATCGCCAACCGCGAACATGGCGTTTCTCATTGCGCGAATTGCATCCTTCTGGCTCATTCGGAACCGCCTTTCAGGGCTTGGCGACCGGCCGAACGCAACATATCAACCACGCCTTGCTCCTGCTTCTGTTTCTCGCGTTTCATTGCTTCGGCAACCTTTTCAAAGGTTGGCTCCGCCATAACGCGTCGTAAAATTTCCTTGTCGCTTTCTGGCGTCAGCTTCATTCGCCCTGCTCCCCTAGTGCGGATGCGGCGAGGAACGCGGCATAACCGGCAAAATCGAAGATGCCATGTTTCTGCGCATTGTCGTATGCGATCACCATTTCGGCTTTCGGCTCCTGTAGAGCGGCGTGGATGGCATCAACCGCAGCTTCGGCCAATTGCGGATAGATGCGTGACAACGGTTGCGCGATAAGCTCTTTGCGCCGTTCTTCCATTGCATTCGCAGCTAGAGCGATGAGTTCCTTACTCGGCATGGTTGGCCTCTTTTGCATTTATGCTAAGATATATGATGGCAGCCAAGGAAAGGCCCGCAGCAACACCGCTAGTGAATAAGCCAATAAGGCTTACGATCAGAAAGTTACTCATAGCTAGTTGGCCTCCCCACCGTTGAAATCTTTAAAATGGCCGACACGACCGCACTTTTCACAGATCGTTGTGTGGCCGCGATACATGAAACTTTGACCACCGAATGACGTGTCGTAATGATCGACTGTATGGCCGGTTCGCCGCCAGTTGTGCCAGCAGCCGTGAATGAGGAATTGCAAGAGTTTCATCATCGGTCAGCTTCCTTTGCTCGTAAGATGGCGATCTCGTTTGCTATTCGCTGTCCCATCTTTTTGAGAAGGCGACTTTCAATCATGATGTCGTGGTGCCGCTTACGAGGACGATTAAAGAAACATGTCCCCGGCAATGATCTGTGCTCTATGATTATCTCGGTGAGATAGTCCTGAAGCATCTTATGCGCCTTCACCAGGCCAGCGATTCCTTCCCTGTCAGGCGCGTCTAGCTTGGATAGGCGGTCGATGAGGTCGGTCACCATGACATTCTCCGTTCCTGCGCTTTGTAATTCACCCACATTTCGTTGCCGCAGGTCGGGCAATCGAACACGAGACAGTTACCGTCTCGCGGATCGTGCACAGAGCGGCCCTCATGAGCTTCGGCCTGCACAATCGTGGAGCATTTGCTGCATTGGAGCGTGTAGGTCACGTTCTTAGGCAGGATGCCTTGTCTGATGATTTTCATGGCTTCCCTCCCAGCACGGCGCGGGCTTCGATGAAGTGGCGCATAAGCAGATAAGCATTATTCCAGCCAAGTACGGGCTTATCTGAGGGTGTTCGTTCTGCGTATCCTTCGGTGAAGCCCTTCATCGCTTCATTGAAGAACGACACGAACGGCTCCAGCGCCTTATGGGCAGCCGCGAGCTTGGCTTCGAGGGCTTCGGCGCGGTCCACTTCATCGACGTATTTCTGTGATGTTTCACAGGCTTTCCGTGACCAGTATCGCCACAAGTCAGAACCGGAAGGATCGCTATCAAGAGCGGCCTCCAACTCCTTATTCCGCGCAGTCAGCGCCGCGTTGTCGGCTTCGGCCTTCTCGACACGTTGTATAAGTTCCTCTTTCTCATACAAAGCATACAAAGAGGCTTCGGGGTTGTTTAATGCTCGGCGAGCGTCTTCTACGGCCCGTAAGTGTTTGGGGCTGCCGATGGGGTTGGATATAATGGCTGCGACCATTTCCTTAAGCCAACGCTCTTTCAGTTCGGCCAGTTCAGCGCGTTTGGCCTGCACAATCACTTTGCCCCGTTCCGCCGCGAGCTTGGCTTCGAGGGCTTCACACCGTGCTTCTGCGTGACGTTGACGCGCTAGGACTGCGTTTTGCGCCCACTCAACTTCTTCCTCCAACTCCTTAATCCTCGCTGCCTGCGCCACGTTGTCGGCTTCGGCCTTCTCGGCGCGTTCCAAGAGCTTTGCAGCCGACTTCTGCATGGTCAGGAAGTTTTCACGGGCGGCATCGCGGTTACGCTCGGCAATCTCCTTCTCCGCCCGTTCCGCCGCCAATAGCTCCTCGGCCTGCGAGCGGGTGACGAGTTCGCGTTCTTCCGCCTGATAAGAAGTTGATGTTGGTGTAAACCTGCCAATTTGCCAATCGCTCCATTGTGACCACCCATCGTCTCCACCTAAATGATACCGATACCGATATTCCCACCCTGCCGTCACCAGTCCCGTATCTGTAGCGGCAGGAGCGGGGCGGGCAGCATGGCGGAGCCGGTCAAATTCAGCCCAAGCCTTACAGCAAAAGCAGTCCGCCTCGTATTCCGGGCAACGCTCGCCGTAATAGTCAGTGATAGCGTGCGCGATCATTTCACTCGCCACGGTCGCCTCCTGATGGGTGGGTGGCGTCAAGCAGAGACGCATCGCTTACTCGCGAGACAGCGAGCGCGAAATAGTCTGCGTCTCTTTCAATGCCGATGAATTTTCTGCCAAGTTTCTTGGCGACAACGCCAGTCGTTCCGCTGCCCATGTAAGGGTCAAGGATCGTATCGCCGGGATTAGTGGCCGACAGAATGCACCGTTCTACAAGTTCCTCTGGAAACGTGCAGACGTGGCCGACATTCCGCGATGGCGTGATTGACCACACTGTTGTCATTCCCATATCGTGGAACACATGTGGCTTTCCTATCTGGAAAACTCGTTCGTCTGCCAATCTAAATCTTCCATTCGCGTGACCAGTCGTTCCTCCACGGTGCCAGATGATTTCGCACCAGATCGGAAAGTCCGAAAGCCATTGCAACGGATGATAGATATTGCTCGGCACACGATACTTGTTTCGAGAATGCCAAGCATATCGAATGCGATGGTTATAAAAGATCGAGCCTTCTGTTACCTTCAACAGTTCGCCGATGACTGACTTTTGCTCTGCCTGATATTCATCTTCCGGCAAGTCATCTGGATACCAACCGTCATAAGACTTCTTGGATGTCCCGCCGCCACTGGCCTTTTTGTTCAAATTGTACGGCGGGCTGGTGATTACAGTGGCCACTCCCGACAAGGCTGGAATGATTTCCCGGCAATCACCGTGGAAAAGCGTCACATCGTTGGTTTGAAATGATGGCTTGCTCATTCCGCGCCCTCCGATGGTGCAGAGGGGAGTGGACGCCAGTGGGTGAACATCTTGTCGCCGCCCATATTATATGCCCTGCCGCCTTGCTGAGCGTGCCAACCCGTAAACTTCTGATTGTTGGTAAACCACCGGCAGTCAGGAACTCGGCCTTGGCTTACGTGCCACAGATCAACGAAACGGCCATCCTTTGGTGCACTCTCAATCGGCAGCCACCCATCCCCCTCGACCTTACCGGCGTCGGCATGGTCCGGGGAGGATAGGGCGCGGATGAGTATCCGATGCGCAGCATTCACCTGCCCGTAATCAAGCTGTTGCTCGGCTTGTTCCAGCGCCTTCCTTGCCTCAGCAAGGGCTGCTTCGGCCTCAATGAGAGATTCATCGGCGTCAACGTATCGCTGATGCACCGCCGCCAGTTCAGCCTCTTGGGCTTCGAGGGCGGTGGCTGCTTTCTGCGCAGCATGGAGAACATCGAACAACTTTTTCGCCAGATCGTTGCCGACGGTGACGTTCACTGACACGCAAGCGCGGGTGTTGTCGTCGTGCGACATGGATCGCAGCGTATCCACCAGCCCGCCTACTTCGGCGGTGTTGCGGTCTTTGGGCGAAAGCTGCGCCCATTGCACGGGGAGAAAGGGGAGAGCAGCGGTGAGGGCGGCGCGGTGTGCGTATGCCGGTAATTCGTTATCCAGTCCTTGGTTATTGTTCCATGCTAGGTGGAACGCATCCATTGCCGCCTTCACGGCTTCTTCTGGTAGGGTGGTCATGGCTGGACCTCACGCCCGTGAAGGCCCGCTTCTGGAAGACAGGAAATGCCGCCCTTTTTATATCCTGTGTAAACCCAACAGGTGACGCGATATTTCTCGTCGCGATAACGGGTTGTTGGTTTTCACGCGGAACTGAGCCGGTTTTTTCACCGAGAATTGAGCCACCTTCGAGTATGTTTTTCAGATCATGGTTTGGTCAAGGGATTGGGTTTTTCTCCTCTCTTAGTTTCTGTTGCAGCCGCGCTGGCCTTGAAGCGGAAACTGTCGTTTCCAGTTTCCAGGATATGGCATCGGTGGGTCAGGCGATCGAGTAGCGCCGTCGTCATTTTGGCATCACCAAAGACGGACGCCCACTCGCTGAAGCTGAGGTTGGTGGTGATGACGACGCTGGTGCGCTCATAAAGCTTGCTCAGCAGGTGGAAGAGCAGCGCCCCGCCTGAGGCACTGAACGGCAGGTATCCGAGCTCATCGAGGATCAACAGATCCTGGCGAACCAGTGTCTCAGCGATCTGACCTGCCTTTCCTCTGGCCTTTTCCTGCTCGAGTGCATTGACCAACTCAATGGTCGAGAAGAAGCGGACCTTTCGACGGTAATGTTCGATCGCCTGGACGCCAAGGGCGGTCGCGACGTGTGATTTACCCGTGCCCGGCCCGCCGACAAGTACGATGTTCTGTGCCCCGTCCATGAACTCGCATCGGTGCAGTTGTCGCACGGTTGCTTCGTTGATCTCGCTGGCTGCGAAGTCGAAGCCGGAAAGATCCTTGTAGGCGGGAAAGCGCGCGGCTTTCATGTGATAAGCGATGGAGCGAACCTCACGCTCGGCCATTTCGGCTTTCAGCAACTGGGACAGGATTGGCACGGCCGCGTCGAACGCGGGAGCGCCTTGCTCGATCAGGTCCGTGACCGCTTGGGCCATCCCCTGCATCTTCAGACTTCGCAGCATGATGACAACGGCAGCACTTGCGGGATCATGACGCATGGCGACCTCCCACGATACGGACGCGCAGCCCATCATAGCGCTCGACATTCGCCTCAGGCTCGCACACCAGGGCCAATTCTGGCGGCGTATCGATGTTTGGTCCATCGGTCGTCTTGCCGTCGATCAGCATGTGAAGGAGATTCAGCACATGGGTTTTGGTTGCCACGCCTTGGTCCAGAGCCAATTCCACGGCCCTGACGACGACCTGTTCGTCGTGATGAAGGACGAGCGCGAGGATATCGACCATCTCGCGATCGCCGCCGGAGCGGCGAAGCATCTGGTCTTGCAAGCGCCGAAAGGCCAGCGGCAACTCCATGAAGGGCGCACCATTACGCAAGGCACCGGGCTTGCGCTGGATAACTGCAAGGTAATGCCGCCAGTCGTAAATCGTCCTCGGTGGCTTGTCGTGGCTGCGTTCTATGATCCGCGCATGTTCGCACAGGATATTGCCTTCAGCTGCAACGACCAGTCGCTCGGGATAAACCCGCAGGCTGACGGGCCGGTTCGCAAAAGATGCCGGTACACTGTAACGGTTCCGTTCAAAGGTGATCAGGCATGTCGGCGAGACGCGCTTGCTCTGCTCGACGAAGCCATCAAAAGCGGTAGGCAATGCCATCAATGCTGCCCGCTCATCAGCCCAGACATCGGCGATCGTACCGGGCAAATTGCCATGCGGGATCTCCCGCCACAGGTCCTGGCAATGCTGTTCCAACCAGACGTTCAGCGTTGCCAGATCCGGAAATTCCGGCATCTGTTGCCACAGCCGCGGACGAGAATCCTGCACATTCTTCTCGACCTGTCCCTTCTCCCAACCGGCGGCGGGATTGCAGAACTCGGGCGCAAAGACGTAGTGGTTCGTCATCGCCAGGAAGCGGATATTCACCTGCCGCTCCTTGCCGCGCCCGACCCGATCAACCGCCGTCTTCATGTTGTCGTAAATGCCGCGACCAGGTACGCCGCCAAACACCCGGAAGCCGTGCCAATGGGCATCGAAGAGCATCTCGTGTGTCTGGAGCAGATACGCCCGCACAAGAAACGCCCGGCTGTGCGATAACTTCATGTGCGCCACCTGCAGCTTCACGCGTTCCCCGCCGATCACGGCATAGTCCTCACTCCAATCGAATTGGAATGCTTCGCCTGGCCGGAAAGACAGCGGAACGAATATGCCTCGTCCAGTTGTCTGCTGCTCGCGTTGTCGCTCCGCTCGCCAATCACGAGCGAAGGCGGCAACCCGGCCATAGGAACCGGTGAAGCCGAGAACAACCAGATCGGCATGAAGTTGCTTCAGCGTTCGCCGCTGCTTGCGTGATTTGTTCGCCTCGGTTCTAAGCCAACTCGACAGTTTATCCGCAAAAGGATCCAGCTTGCTTGGTCGCTCTGCAACCGTAAATGTCGGCTCAATCGTTCCCGCGTTCAGATATTTGGTGATCGTGTTGCGTGAAAGACCGGTACGCCGGCTGATCTCCCGTATCGATTTCCTCTCGCGCAGTGCCATACGGCGGATGATGTTTAAAAGTCCCATGTGGATCACTCCGTTGCTCCCATCGCTCATAGCGGGGGAGTAGGTTCACATGGCTCAATTCTCGATGGAAATTAGTCGCCCAACCGGCTCAGTTCCGCGTGAAAACCAACATTCTAGGTGGCAGAGCATGAGAAATGCTGCTGAAACACCAGCAACGGCGACGGTGAAAAGGATTGTTGCGAGAGCGCAGAGGGTCATTTCGCACCGCCTTCGCGGGCTGCGATCATGGCGTCGGCCTTTTCGTAGGCCCTCCCTGCAATGTCGTTAGGCGACAAATATTCGATGGTTTCGTGAGCCATCAGGCCAGCCAAAGCAGCCATTGCGAATTCATCACGCAACGTCTTGTTGGCTTCTGACAATCTGTTGACGATCTCGGAATTTAACGAACGACCGCTGTCATCTGCCGCCTTCTTGAGAAGGTCTCTCATACCAACAGGCATCCGGACCATAACTTGTTCCGATCCACGGCTTACCTTTGCCATCATCTTATCTCCACCGGCTGTCAGAGCCGATAAAACGGGCCTGTTCGTCTGTGATGAAAACTGGGTTGATCTGCGCATTCACGAACACATGAGCGTGCTTCAAGTGGTGCGCGAACATGATGCGGCGATAACGGGCCGAAGCGTTCGGATGCTCTGCCAGCCATTCGCGATGATCAGCCCATGCGCGGGCCATTACACGGCGCTGGCGGGAGTAGGCATGAACCGGCGTTTCAGCCTTTACGGTCAGGCCGATAAGCGTCTTTGCAAAGTCTGTATGGGTTGTCTGGATAGCGGTTTGCATATCGTGTTCCTCGAATAAGCATTCGGGAAACCGCCCTTCCGGGCGGGAACCGGAAGGCTTAGGCGCGCTTCATTTCGTTGAGTGCGTATTCCAGAACATCGCCGCCGTTCTGCTCGATGCCTTCGCGAACCTGCGCTGGCGTTGCTACGACCTTGGCGATGCAAGAAATGGCATAGGCGGCTTCCCGCTTCTGGCGATCAATCGCACCATTCTTGTGTGAAGGGTGGAAGAAAACTTCCGGCTTCAAACCATCCTTGGGGAGACGACCAAGAACCTTTGCCTTAACCGCTGCCGCCAATTCCTTACGAACCTGCGAAGGGATACGGCCCGTAACAACGAGTGTACCTTGGAAAAGAATGCGGGAAACGTTCGGTCCGAAAGCGTCCGTGTATCCGTTCGGTGAAATCTCGATGCTGTTCATTTGTAAACTCCCAACTCGTTTGTTGAGATAACCGTACAAAACGTACGAACGGTAGTCAAGTACAAAATGTACGATATTAGTGCAAAATGTACGATTGATTTTGACGCCAGCCCGCGCCGTGGTAGAATCAGTTCGAAAGGACGAGCTTTTGCCGCTTTCCAATTCTTGCTGGATTTGCTTCATTTGGAGCGATCAATTGGCAGGGGGATTTTGTGGGGAATAAGATTGTTCTGAAATTCGATGGCGGGAAAAGCGCCACCCATGTCATCGGTCTGGGGGAGTTAGGGCGTTCCCTTACCGGCATAGACAGGATCGCAACAGTCGGTCTGGTCCTGTTTGCAGAGAGAAGGATTCCGAAGAAGCGGGAAAAGTCTCTGGTGATGCTGGTGGCGGAAGAACCGAAAAAATCCTCGGTAGCTATTCCGCTAGATCTGCAAAGCGTTCCGTGGCTTTTGCCCTTGGTCAACGAATTCATTGCCGCAAATGGTGCTGAGCTTTTGAAACAGTTCATCAGTTGGGTTTTGCTCCATCTGGGCGGTAGAAAGAAAGAGGCAGATGTGCATTTCCAAGCGCTGATGGACCTGACCAAGACGCTGAACGCATCTCATGATGAGCGTGAAGCTCGTTGGCATGAAACGTTGCTGTCGATTGTCGATAGAATGGCACCATATGCGCGTGACGCCGTTGCCCCGGTAGGGCAGACCGCCAGAAGCCTATCTATTGGACCAACCGGCGGCGCGGCGGTAGCCGTGATTGACGAGCCGACCGCTGACGCCATACGTGCGAGAAAGGGGGATGAGGTGGAAGACCTTATTGAAATGACCGTGACGGTTGACGGTATCAGCCACCACAAGCAGCAAATTCAGGTGGAAAATCCAGAAGAACCCGGCAAGTTTATCAATGCGGATGTTCGCGATCCGGCTATGGATATTGCTCCGAATATCTATTCAGAGGCAGCGAACGTAAAAGGGAAACTTCTCGTCCAGGCCAAGAAAGTCCGCAGGGAAGGAAGGCTCCATCGCTTATACATCATGGATGCAAAGATGGTGTGATTCCACTCGGCGTTTATGACGAGAAAATCAGTCTTTTCGCTTTACAAAACAGCGGGTTAATTGAGTGAATCCGCTTAAAGGAAATCAGCGCAACAAAAAAGCCCCGGCATTGACGGAGAGATATGCCGGGGCAGTCGGGTAGCCTGATCGAGCGAGAGAGGAACGGGCCTACCGCTCGACATGCGACTTGCGTATAGCATGAGTCGCGCAATGAAAACCCCCGCCGAAGCGGAAGTTGTAAAGATGTCCCTTTTCATAAAAAGTTACGATTTTTGGACTGAAACTTTCTGAATTTCTGGAATTCAGGAATCCTGTGTGCTATATAGGAATCGGCAGTCAAGCGCCGGAGCACCCAAAGCATTCGAAAGATTGCAGGCGAGGAATCGCAATTATGGGCCGGGGGGCTGCCTTTTTTTATTGCCAAAGAGCTATCATTCTTGATTGCTGCTTGTTCAAATCGCACTCCTCATGATTTGGCAAAATTTTAATGCCGTAGCTGAGGTAGTTTCCGTTGTGGCGGTAGGTAATTGGGCGCAGGATTTCAGCATATCGTTCTTCGCAATTGCCATACAAATCTATTTCGAGGCCGGATGAAATTGACGATGCCACGATATCAGCCAACTGGAGTGATGCATTACGGCTATGATCTTGCGCGTCCACCGCGTCTATGTCGATAACTGGCCAGTGGATACTGCTGCCGTCTTTCCCTTTTGCCTTTAATAAGGTGAGGTAGTCACGAAAATCTGCGTAGTTCATGCCGCCGCGACGCGAGAACATTATCGCGACTTGACCATTGCCTTCAGGAACGCCGGGACGCATGTCTCGGCAGAGCCAAGACACGCGTTCGATCAAGTACCGGCATAGATAAAAATATAGTTGGTTCTTTTTGGAGTAAACGCCTTCGGGTATCTTATCTTTGCAAGATATAACGCTTATTGCGCGAACAGGCTTCACCGCTAATGTTTGAACGGCAGCTAACTTTTGGCCGTGATTTAGATTAGCAAAATGTAGTTCACGCTTTCTTTTGTCGGGCATTTTAGCCACGATTTCATCGCGCCATTTTACTGCTTCAAGATAGTTTGTTTTTCTAAAAAGTAATGCCGATATTACTAGCCAATGGGACGACCCTCCTGCGCCACCGACCTTTCGAAAATTCTTGAAACCGTCATCGCCGGACTCATCTATGAACGCAACATAGCTGTGTGACACTGAAAACGCCTGTCATAAATAATGTTCAGTTTGGACGCTATATGGCTCGGTTAGGGAAAGCAATACAACATCTAGCGGCGGCAAAATGCCGTTAACCTTTCGTAAAGAACGTTCTTGTTCTGTTCCGCTTTCTGAGTCATCCTGTCGCACATAACAAGCGTACAGGGAGTAAGAGTATGAGCATGCAAACGCAGTATGTGGTGCAGGCATATAGCAAGGCACCCAAGGGCAAAATCAATGCCGATGCGCCATTTCTGGCGAAAGATGTAAGCCATGCGCGCCGGGTCGCGGAAAAGCTGGCATCAATCAAACCCGCAGTCGTTGCTTTTGTGAGCAAGGGTGATGCCGATACCGGCGATTATGAAGAACCGAAGCTCATCTTCGCGCATGGTGACAGGTTGCCGCCAGAAGTGGCGGACATGGAAAAGATATAGCGGCGGGGAGGAATGAATGATTAAATTCGTAACCATTCAGCCGGGTAAGGAAGGTGACAGGCTGGAGCTTTTGCGAGTTGCCACGCTGAATGGTGGCCTTCTTACCGCAATGAGAAAGGCTGAGTTCAAAGCCAACGAGTTAGCTGAAACTATGGCTTCACTTTATGGTGGTCAGTGGTCAGTCCAGATTGATCATCAGGCTGAATTTGTTCTTGTTCGTCGCCATTCACGCGAATTGCGTTCATAATGACGCTCATCACGACAAGTATGTCTTGATCGTTCAGCCCTTTGATGCGGCGCAACATGGCTTCTATCTGTGTTGCCCCGCTAATTTTATCTTCGGGTGAGCCGCCTTCACCGAAAAGTATCCAACCGGGATCGACGCCGAACAGTTCACCGTACTTTTCGGCTGCTTTGCGCGAGATTGGACGATTGCCGTTCTCGTTGCTTATCAGAGTGTTCTTATTGATCTCTTTGAGGACGCGTGCGGCATCACTCGGGGTTTCAAACCCGGCCTTAATGCGCGCTTCTTTCAAACGGTCTTTCGGTTCCATTCGTACATTATGACTTAATATTGTCGTTCATAGTGTACGATTTGTGTTGCATTGCTGTCGTACGTTATGTACGATGCAACCATGATGAACACGCCAGACACTATTACCGACCTGATTGATAGCTGGGGCAAAATTTCAGATTTCGCCCGGGATGTTGGCTGCGGATACGAAGCGGCGAGGCAAATGCGACGGCGCGACAGTATCGCTCCCGAGCATTGGGATAAGGTTGTTTCGGCGTGTTCAAAGCGAGGATTAAAGGGCGTCACGTATGTGTGGCTCGCCTCGCATCGATCCCGCAAGGAGGTCCGAGCCTCTGCGCGACAACCGCAACCTTCAACCCTATCAGGAACCGTGTAATGAGCGACGATATCACATCGGAAGCGCATACGATTGCCGTTGGCCAGCTTCGGGCTTTCATTGAACGTTACGAGCGCCTTGAAGGAGAAAAGAAAACTATCAGCGATGACCAGAAAGAAATCATTGCTGAACTGAAGGGCAGCGGTTTCGACGCTAAAGCCTTCAAGGAAATCATTCGCCTTCGCAAGAAGGAAGACCATGAGCGTCAGGAAGAAGAAGCGATGCTTCAGCTTTACATGGACGCTTTGGGGATGTCGTAAGCCATGCCTGCGACCGTTTTCCCAACCCATGACGGAACATTTATTGCCTCTTGCCGTAAGACCGGCAGGAGCGCGAGCGGTCGCACGCATGAACATGCATTGCAGAATTTCCATTCGTTGGTGCACTCCTCCCACACTGACGAAGAAAGCCGCGCCACCTTCAATAAGCGTGGCGCGGCTCCCTTTTCGAGCGAGGGGCGGCGATGAGGAACAAGCCTCGCTCAATCTCCAATTCAAGAACCTGCGGGGCGCGTAATGCGCGCTCTTTCAAGTTCAGCATGTTCTCCCGCAGTAGCAGGCGCAGCATGCTGGCGCGTGACTTCAACGCCTGTCTGACCGAACACCACGGCGTCACGTCTCTTCGCGTCTGCAATTTCATTTTTTCGGGCTACCGCGGCTTTGCGAGCGTTTTGCAGAACCCTCCAAGCCGCGTGTCCGATGTGTTCCATGTCCGTCCTTCTGTTCGCTTCGTGACTGATCGTCCTTGTCTGATCAGGAACTTAGCGAAGGGCTTTGTGCATGACGGACTCAAAAATTCAGTCACTCGAGCATCAATTAGTTTCGGAGCGCGTACCAATGAGTAGCTGCGAAATGGCCGGTGAATATGTTCGCGGCATGCTGAAGAAAGAAACAGAAGGGTGGGGCGATAACGCCAATGCCCTGAAGCGCCTCAGCCGCCGTTACGGCCTGTCTTACTGGACAATGAACAATCTCCGCATTGGCCGCGCCAAGTCGGTTGATGCCACGATCTATCAACGCATCCGTTCGGCCTACCTCGACATTTGCGAAAGGCAGATCGCACGCCTGCAGCATGAGCTTGAACTAGAAAAGGCGGGGAACGTCGATGTTGATATGGAAAATTTTGAACGCGAGGCTTCGCAGCTTCTGGCGAAGGTTCGTGAAGCGAAAAAAGCATCCAAGACAACAGCTGGAACGACGCGAGGAAGGTGAGAAATGATCGACCTTCGCCCGTACCTCATTGCTCTTATCTGTGCGCTCGTACCGCTTGCGGTCGCGTTCGCCTATGCAAAGTGGGTGGCGTGATGATCACTCTCCAAGACAAGCTTGCTCGCGTCGAAAAGATCAAAAACGAAAAGGTCTGGTGGCTGGCTGACTTCTGCGAAGGCAAGAACAAGCGCCCAGATCATGAGCTTGAGAACCGGCGCATTGACGTTGAAATCCTTGAAGCTGTCGCTCAGGACTACCGCAACGCCATCGCCCGTAAAGCAGAAGGCGAGGCGGCATGAGAATGACCGCGGCAGAATTCCGACAGACAAACAAGCGCAACAAGTACGGCGCAAGGAAAACCACGCTCGACGGCATCACCTTCGATAGCAAGGCAGAAGCTCGCTTCTACGCTGAGCTTAAGCAGCGCGAGAAGGACGGAGAAGTCGGTGGGCTCGAGCTTCAGCGGCCATTCGTGGTCTATGGTCCGAAGGGTGAAACGATCACAACATACAAGGCTGATTTTGCCTTCTGGGATTTCAAGGAAGACCGCTTCCGCGTGATCGACGTGAAGGGTGTGCAAACGCCAGTATTCCGCCTCAAGCGCAAACTGGTGCGCTCCTTCCTCGGTATAGAGGTGGAGGTGGTCAAGTGAGCCATGAAGCGACCAATTGGGCGATCAAACAGCGCGGTCTTAAGCCTGCTGCGAAGATTGTTCTTTGGCACCTGTGCGACCGATACCATCCTGATCACGGCTGTTTCCCAAGTCAGGAAACGCTAGCCGCTGACTGCGAAATGTCGCGTGCATCCCTGAATAACCAGCTTGCCGACTTAGAACAGGCTGGATTGATTTATCGCGAGCAGCGCAAGACCCGTTCAAATCGCCAGCAATCCACCCGTTATCGCTTTGCTTTTGAGCCTGATTTTCCGTGTCTAAATTCTGGACACGGTGAGCAAAAAGCCGTGTCCAAATCTGACGAAAAGCCGTGTCCAAAAAATGAGGATTTCCGTGTCCAAAATTTAGACACTAACCCTGTAATAGAACCAGTAAATAATAACCCTGAGAGAGATGCGCACGAGTGCGCGGATAATTCCGATTTGGATTTTCAAAAGGGGTTCTCTCGTTGGCCTTCCTACGTCAGCGACAGTGAAGGCGAAGCACTGACGGCATGGGAATGCCTTTCCGAAGCCGACAGGTCCGAAGCTATCCGTTGGCTCGACACCTATGTGGCTCAGAGCCGAAAGGGCGGACGCAAGACAATCTGCCGTTTCAGCCGGTATCTCTCGGAAAAGCGGTGGGCACGGGTTGTCACGATTTCCTCTCCTGAGCCGAAAGACCCGTTCAAAGCCAAGCCCGGTGTGGCGAAGTATGACCCGATGTGGTTCGCCAAGCGGATGGCAATCCTTGCCGAAGGCCCGATTGCGAACATGCCGAAGCCCACGGCATTTCTCGCAAGTGTCATCGCCAAAGGCGGCGAGGAGGGGCGCAAGTTCCATCTGGATCACATCAGCAAGTACGGGTTCCCGCGGCTCAAGGCCATGGATGAAACTCATGATCCGGTGGTCGTTGAGGATAGATACCGCTCGCTTGTGCAGCTTTTGGAGCCGGTAAATCCAGGCACCGCCATTCATCAACGGTGGCGTGAATATTTCCAATCACAGGGATGGCCATGGGAAGCTCCGTGGAAGGGGGCGGCATATCTGCCGAAGGGAGGGCCGTCTGAAATCGAGACATTCATCAAATCAGTCAAAGAAGGGGCCGCAGCATGAACACGCTAACTCCAAAGCAGAAAGAGGCCTTGGATTTCATCAAGGGCTACATCGCAGCACATGGCTATGGGCCGTCATACGATGAAATTCGTGTTGGCCTTGGCTTTTCATCCAGAACAAGCGGGCACCGGCTGGTTCACAGCCTCGTTAAGCGCGGAGCCATCGAAAAGCCCGCTGGCCTTGCCCGTTGCTACTCATTTCCAAAAGGGAGGGCCGCATAATGTACGCCGCAGCTTACTCACGAAACACTGACAGAGCGGTCAAGGCGCTGATTGCCAAACGCAATGCTGATCGCATCGAAGCGGATAGGGAGCGCAAGGAGCAATTGCGCCTTGAAGCCAAGCGCCGGGAACAAGAGCGAAAGGAAGCTGAGCGCAAACGGCAGGAAATCTATCACAACATCATCGCATCGTATCGCGAAGTCGGGATTCGAAATGCTGAAACGCGCCTATCCATCAGGGATATTATTTCCGATGCGGTGGCAGGCACAGCATTCACATACGATGATGTTGTCGGAGGGCGCAGAACGCGCTCCATGAGCAATAACCGTCATTTCGCTGTCCTGTCAGCATGGGCCTTCCGCCCTGATATGAGCTTGCCAGCCATCGGACGGCATTTTGGTGGGCGCGATCACACGACCATCCTTCATTCGGTGAACCTGTTCGGTTTTGAGAGCAGAGAGCAAGCAGCGGCCTTCATTTCACTTCATGGCAGAGAGGCGACCATGGCGCGCCTTTCCAAACAAGCGGCATAGGAGAGAAGCATGTCGTTCAAGGATACAAAGGTTATCGTCCTCAAGGAAAACGTCTGGAACTCATGGGCGCGGGATTTTGGCACCTTTCTGACGTTTGCGGGCCTAATCTCAATCGGCGTCTATCTTGAAAGCTCCGCACTGCAATGGGTAGGCGCGATTATAGGCTTCTTCGTCATAGCCTGCCGGAGCATCTCATTCTTCAACAATCACAAGCTGACAATTTCAGAAGCGCGGAAAGTTCTGGATGAACTCGAAGCCAGCGAAGCAGCATAGGAGAGGGCGATGAACACGCTCAGTTGGTTACTTTATCTTGCAGATGTAGCGGAGAAGGCGAGTACAGCTTTCACGCTCGCATCTATCGGCCTCATAATATTTGGAACAATGGGTGTCGTATTCTGCTGGCTTTTAGTCTCTGATCGGGACATGAGAAAAGGCGCCGCATGTTTCCTGACCGCGGTATGGTTAATCGCTTCCCTGTTTGCGACAACTGGCGCCGTCCTTATCCCCTCAAAAGACACGATCTATCTCATTGCTGCTTCAGAAGCGGGAGAAGTAGTCGTGAAATCCGATGAGGCCAAGGAAATCATGACCGGCCTTCGCGACATTATCAAAGACCAGATCAGCAAAAATCTCCCAAAGACGGCGAAAGACTAACCCCAGTTAGCGAGGAACGGACATGGCGGCGAAGACCAAAACAGAACGCAGAAAGTTAAGGCTTCTGGAACAGGCTCAAGCAAGAGCCAATCAGTGGAAGCCTAAAGAGGATATCGTCTTCATGGACGTTGATAATCCTTTTTATAGCAGGGCGCACAATGCAAGCAGTACAAACCCACCAAAGATAAGGGCCGCTCACAACGCCAAGGAAAGCGCTATTATAACCATGGCAGCGCGTGGTCATCTGACTGTTGCACAGGTGAGGGCGGCAAAGAATTTTTGCACCCTATGGGAAGCTATGGGCGGCGCAGGTGCAAGAGCAATTGATTATTCCCGTGAGCCTGTAGACGGTGGAAGGAGCCCGGAGGCAATCACTGAAAAGCAATTGCGTGCTGGCAAGGAGATGAAAGCCTGTGCCGATCTTCTGGGCGTTCTGGGTTATGAATTGGTTTGCAAGGTGGCTGGCATGGGTATGTCCTTGCAAGAGGTTGCAGGTACAGAACGCCGCCGCCGTGACCATGCCGCCGATAGCCTGCGTGGATGCCTTGAGGTATTGGCTGTGCATTGGGGCTACTCCAACGCAAAGATAAGAGGGTGGGCGGCGTAATGACGGCCTTGGTTACTCGTCGGGCCGTGGTCAATCTGCATAAAAAACCCCGCCGGAGCGGGGTTCTGATTAGTGAGAATGCCTAGGCTTATGTCGCCCAGAAGCTTCACGATACTCGTGCAAGCGGACAGCGGCATAAGCCAGCGCGACAACCGCAGCAGGAGCAATCACAAAAGCCAGTGTCCATGATCCATTCATTGTCTAAGCCCTTTCAGGACGCGTCTTGAAAGTAAATGTAATGCAACCGCGGCCAAAAGCCAACCCACCAAACCGAATGCCAGTCGAAACGGGCTGAGGGCGTTACCGATGTTGCCGACATTATATAGGTATCCGGCAATTGGCGTGGCAATGCCTACGGTAAAGCAAGCAGTAGATGCCCGATCAAGAGCATTTGCCAGAAGTTTCGTGCGCTCGTTGTGGATAAGGGTCATTTGTCGTTTGGCTTTCCGACGATTTCAACGGGCGGGAGAAGCGTTCGATCAGGGTTTTTGTCCGGCTTATTCTTGCGAGTAGGTCTCTGAGGGGAAACGCTATTGTGAAGCGCTTGTGAGAAGCTATCCAAAAAAAGTCCTAGTGAGACCTCTTGAGGGTCCGAGCCGGGAGGAAGGGCTTCGAGAATGACAGTGAAATCCGGCCTTTTTCTAGGCTTGTTCAAAGAATCTTCCAAGCGCGCAATAATCTCAGCATTGATGCTACGGCCCGAATTGTTCGCTGCCGTTTGCATGTGGTCGTAGAGTTCCTGAGGAACCCTGATCGTATAACGCATATAGTCGTCTTGTTTGGCCATGTAGTGGGTTAAACACCAAAATAGTGAAAAATTCAACAATCGCTATTGCGCACCAATTTAGTGCGTGATACGGTCATATCACTAAATTGGTGACAAGGAGAAAGGATGAATGGAGAAAGAGCAAATAGATCGCTTCACACTCAGATTGCCATCTGAATTGCTGATCGAATTGAAGGTTATGGCAGCACGAAGCAGGAGATCGCTGAATGCGCAGGTTGTTAGCCTACTGGAAAAGAGCATTAACGATGCTCTATCCACAAATGAAAAGAGCGAAGCAACGGCCTCGTAAACCCGCTTCGCTCTCAATGATCACCCCAGAAAAGGAAATCGAAATGGAAGATACCAAATTTCCCACCGTCGCGAAAGGCCAAATCGGAGAAGGTTCGATCCAGACGGTTAACGGGCGCGAACTTCACGCCTTCCTCGAAATCGGCAAAGATTTCTCCACGTGGATGAAGGATCGTATTGCACAGTACGATTTCGTTGAGAACGTGGATTACGTGAAAACGGAAGATTTGCGGTCCCCAAATTCGGGGAGCACAAAATCTAGGGTGCAGACCGTTATCGAGTACCATCTGTCAATCGACATGGCGAAAGAGCTTTCCATGGTCGAGCGCAACGAGAAGGGAAAGCAGGCTCGGCAGTATTTCATCGAATGCGAGCGCCGTGCCAAACAGGCCGTTGTCGATCCGGTTGCCGTCCTGAATGATCCGGCAGCGATGCGCGGTCTTCTTCTCTCATACACGGAAAAGGTGATCGAACTCGAAAGCCGGGTTTCGGCCATGCTCCCCGCCGTCGAAGCTCTGGAACAGATCGCGGAAGCCCATGGCAGCATGAACAGGACCGATGCGGCCAAGCATCTCGGCGTTGCCCCTCATGTTCTCTGCAAGTGGATGCGCACCAACGCATGGACGTATCGGCGGGCAGGGACCAAGGACGATATTGCCTATCAGTCCAAGATCAACGCGGGCTATCTGGAACATAAGGTTACGACCGGCCCACGCCCGGATGGAACGGAATGGATCTCGACGCAGGTTCGCGTCACGCCAAAGGGTTTGACCGTTCTGGCAAAGGCGTTCCCGCAAGCGGTGAGGGCAGCATAATGCTTAAAACCTCTCCTTTTTCAAAGGCTGTCCTTGATGCACGGATAAAGGTTGCCGAAATCAAAGTGGTCGCTGATCGCCTTGGCGAACTGATGAATGAAGTTCACGGTGGCGTGGTTAGAATCGATATCAAGCATGATGTTGGGATGGTTCTGATTACCACGAGATAACGAGAGCGCCCTACGGGGCGCTTTTCAATTTGCAATCTTGACATGTGCGCATGGGGTTGGCATGATTCGGGTATGGTGCAATACTGCGCCCAGTGATTTGCACAGCGGCTTTCGGGCCGCTTCTTTATTGCATGCGGGGTTGAAATTCCTCTCGTATCAAATCAGCTATCCTTTCGCGCCAATTCGGTTCGTTATCTACAATCCAGTTAACGAGTTCGACTTCGAGCCGTATAGACAAGCTAACTTTCTCGATTGGATTACGAGGTCTTCCCCTTCGAGTTTTCTTTCCGCCGTCATTCATGAAACAGTTGCCCCCGTTGATTCGATAGAACAAGGGTCAGGTACAAACCTTGCGCGAAAGTTTCGGGGCAGTGCATTCAACGGAATGCGAGGCGGCTCCTCGCAAGTAGCTGACGGCCAGCGAAGATAGCCGTGGTTGGATAACGGGTCTGGGGAAGTCCTCGTAGCCAGACGGCTCAAAAGAGCGCCGACTAGGGCAAAAATCCACCCTCATGCAGTACCGCCCCACTTATCCGGGTAGCGCGAGACATGAGGGCAACGAAATGCGATGCGACCGAAAGGCGTCAATTCAAGCCGGATATAATGGCTCGTGCAGGTAGTGCTTCCGGCAATCCTAGGTATATGTAAGCCAGTGCATCACGAGCATCGCATACAATTCGAGTGGATAAACAGGCTCGCATAGCTCAGCTGGATAGAGCAGGGCGTTTGTTGCTGATCGTGGCGATGGGCGCTCAGGCCGTAGGTTCAAATCCTGCTGCGAGCCTGCCACTCGGACAGTAATCAGAACGGCGGCGCTGAAAGCAGGGAAGCGCAAGGTCAGATGCGGTAACGGTGCACCGTGAGCAAGCAGCCTGAGTATAGAAAGCGTTGGTGCAATGCACGCTACGATTTACTCCCACAGCCGGGGTAGCGTCCGGCCCGTTCTGATCTAATTCGGTGCCAGTCACATCGTCACCTAATGACATAGGGCAGACTGGTTAAATGCGGGGCATGCGCCAAGCCGATAACAGAACGGCAGTTTGACGGATAGAAGAGGAAGCGCAGAAGCCAGCGACCGTCAAACCTTAATGCTGCGCCCGTTCTGACCTATCCGTATGGTGGTAGGCCACCGTGTATCAGAGGTCGCCACGCAACAGGCCGTGGCTAGGTGCCAGACCGAGCGGGATAGTCCGCATTCTGGAAGTCGTCGGATGCATACGGCGCAACATCAGCCGTCGCCTTCGGGTGGCGGCTTTTTCATTGGAGAGAGGCTCATGCCCCACCGCAAGGAAGTCGAGCGCATCAATGATGTTGCTGCTGATACGGAAACGAAAGGTTAGGAAGCCCCACCTTCGTCGTCCCACCGATCTAAAGCAGTATCCATTGCTTTGTGCTTCTTGATGAACTGGTCCAATGCAATTCGAAGGCGATCTTCATCAAAGGTGCCTTCCTGAAAACGGCGCGTGAGATATCGCGCCGCACCGGTGCGCAAGTCTTGCGTGTCGCCGGGTTTGCGGGCATCCCGAAGAAGTCGGGAAATCATAGTAATGTTTCTGGAATTCAAGGCGATGGAAGACATGATATCCTCCTTTATTGCGGGCCAGGCATTTTAAGCCCAAACGACAGCGCCCGTTTCAATTGCTGTCGTGACAATCACCATGCGCCTTATGCTTGGGGAAAGCAACTAAGGCTGCAATGTGTCGCTGTTGGCCTGCGCAATCGGGCCATCTATTTCAAGGAGCGGTAATCCTTTCACTCATCCCACCGGGCGATGAGGCCATGGCTACACTCGTGTTTGAAGAGAACGCACCGACCGCTCCGGGGTGAGAACCCTGCATTAAGCGGTGTGAAGTGGGCAGGCCCGGAAGATACCAACAGAGGAACGGATATGGCCGAGGAAATCCGGGAGACCATGCATAGCTGTCTGGACGCCTACCTGGATCACCAGACCGAGGCAGCAGTAGCAGCAGAGCTTAAGGCGAAGGGGTAGAGGATGGCCGATAGGCGAAGAGCGCACAGGCCAGACCGAGATACAGCACAGCCCTATAGGCAATGGTACAAGACCAGCAGATGGCAGAAGCTTAGATGGTCCATCCTCGTCCGCGACCTATTCACCTGCCAGATGTGCGGCGTGATCCTGAGAGAAGGAAGATCGGAGAAGGGCGCAACCGGGTTAAGACCCGCAGTATGCGACCATCTGATACCCCACAAGGGTGATGAGGCTCTGTTCTTCTCACCCTCTAACCTATGGGCAGTATGTGATAGCTGCCACGATGGAGCATGTCAGTCTATCGAGCGCATTCACTATCGAAGCCCTGACTTGATCAGACGCAAGAAGATAGAGCATCGCATCGTCGGACTGGATGGATACCCAACAGCGCCCAAAGATCGATGGGTTGATAGAAACCTCCATATTTGACCGCTGACAAGCGTTTGGTGAGATTGGCTGTATCGCATCGCGAAACTCGCAAATCGCTCTCTGTGGCTCGATATGGGGCAAACATCATGGGGCGGGGGCGGTGAAAAGTCTGGATCGCGTCCGGCTGTAGACCCGCGTGCCAGGCATTTACACGCATCCGCAATTCAGAAAAAGGCAAAGGGCTGAAATGGCACGACCGCGAACGCCGACTGCAAAAGCGGCGCTGACCGGCGCTGACAAGCACGACCCCCAGAGATTTAAACACCGCAGCGAACCAATCACGTCAGGTCGAGGTCTGGGGAAAGCCCCGGATTATCTGCCGAAGACGGCCAAAAAAGCTTGGGCCACATTTGCAGACGAATTGCCGTGGCTGACCTTCGAGGATCGGGGCGCGGTGGAAATCGTCTCATTGATGAGAGCGCATATTATGGACGGGAATACCGCTGAACTGCCTGCCAGCTTCTTCGGTAACTACCGCATGGCGCTTTCCTCACTTGGTGCAACGCCAGTGGACAGAACGAAGGTCTACCAGCCTCACGAGGGCGAGGAAGACGATCCATTCGCAGAATTTGAAGGTAGGGCGCATTGAACTATTCGCAGAAGGCGCATCAATACGCTCGCGGCGTAGTTTCGGGCGCAATACCGGCTTGCAAGTATGTCTATCAGGCATGTGCAAGACAGTTGAATGATCTGGATAATCCGCCAGCCGGTTATCATTTCGATGCTGTTCGGGCTGATCGGGTGTGCCGGTTTGTCGAGCTTTGCCCACATATCAAAGGGCCTGCCGCATCCCGTGGCGATCTCATGATCCTTGAGCCATGGCAGGTATTCGTCCTGAGCACGGCATTCGGCTGGGTTGACGCTGAGGGCAACAGGCGGTTTCGCCGGGTGTATGTCGAGGTCCCCAGAGGTGTCAATCAGCATCCAAACGGGACCCCTTATCGGCGTCCAAAAAGTACCCCTCCTTTAAGTTGCAACGGTTAGCGCGCGGGGCCCTGTAGCTCTCAATTTAGCGCAAGGGCCGCGCGTGCGGATTGTTATTGTTCTTCGGCTTTAGCTTTGAGATCGATTTTTGAAGCGCCACGATTCATTTCCGGTTTCAATGATCTCGCAATGATGCGTCAGCCGGTCGAGCAGAGCGGCTGTCATTTTTGCGTCGCCGAAGACGGCCGGCCATTCGCCGAACGTCAGGTTTGTGGTGACGATGATCGAGGTCCGCTCATAGAGCCTGCTGATCAAATGGAAGAGAAGCTGGCCGCCGGCCTGGGCGAACGGAAGATAGCCCAGTTCGTCCATGATGACGAAGTCGAGCCTGGTGATGAAGTCGGCAAGACGGCCCTGCTTACCATTACGCGCCTCCGTCTCAAGCCGATTGACGAGATCGACGACGTTGTAGAAGCGCCCACGCGCGCCGTTGCGGATCAAGGCGCGGGCAAGTGCGATGGACAGGTGAGATTTTCCAGTGCCAGTTCCGCCAACAAGAACGATGTTGTGTTGCTCGGCAAGGAAAGCCCCGGTTGCGAGTTGACGCACCAGGCCTTCATTGACCGGGGTGCCGGCGAAGTCAAAGTCGTCGATATCCTTGGCCAGCGGCAGCTTTGCCACGGTGATCTGGTATTTGATCGAGCGAGCCTGTTTCTCGGCGATCTCCGATTGCAACAGGTCGCCAACGATGCGCGGTGGTTCGTGCTGTCGCTTGATGCCAGAGGCCATGATCTCGTCATAAGCGTTGCGCATGCCGTAAAGCTTCAGCGTGCTCATCATGTCGAAGATTTGGGATCGTTCCATATCAGCTTGCCCTCCTGAGGCTGTCGTAACGCGCACAATCGGCTAGAGGCTCATGGGTCAGGCGAAGCGCATCGGGGATGGAAAGGATGGCGGCCGGCTGTGGGTCACGCTTGCGAGCCAGAATGTTGATGATTACAGCGGCGGAGAATACGCCCTGATCGAGCGCCTCCTGGCAGGCCACCTCGACCGCAGGAAGACCGTCAATGCCGACACATTCGAGGATCGACACCATCTGCCTGTCCCCGTCATGCATGGCCTTGAGCTTCCGGCGCACATTTTCCATGGAAGCTGGTAAAACCCAGTCATGGAATGGCGCTCCATTCCTTAGCGCTCCCGGCTTGCGTGCCAGGACCGGAACATAATGCCATGGATTATAGATCGTCTCGCTACGGCCAAAGCGGCGTTCATGCCGCCCGATCTCGACCCCATTTTGCCGGATGACAATGCGATCGGCATAGGCATGGATCTCGGCCGGACGACCGACCGCGCTCGACAGTACCGAATATTTGTTATTGTCGAAACGCACGAGGCAGGTCTTGTCGATAGAGGCCTGTATAGCGTGGAAGCCATCGAACTTGCCGGGATAGCCGACCAGATGGGGCTTTTCCGTTTCGAACACATCCCAGATCGTGCGCTCCTTCTGATCGACATGCTTATGGGCACGCGCGTAGCTGATGCATTTGTCCAGCAGCCAGCCGTTCAGCTCATCGTAGGATTTAAAGCGCAGGCGCGGCGTGAAGAAGCGCTCCCGCACCAGATTAACCTGGTTCTCGACCTGGCCTTTCTCCCAGCCGGACGCAGGCGTGCAAGCCACAGGCTCGACCAGGTAATGGCTGCACATCTGCTGAAAGCGACGGTTGTATTGTCGTTCCTTGCCGACAAAGACCGTTTCCACCGCAGTCTTCATATTGTCGTAGATACCGCGTGTGCACGCCCCGCCGAAGAAGGCGAACGCCCGATCATGCGCGTCAAAGACCATTTCCTGTGTCTCGCGCGGGTAGGCTCTGACATACATCATCCGGCTGTAGCAGAGCCGAACATGCGCAACCTTCACCTTTGTCGTCACACCGTTCAGCACGACAATCTCGTGGCTCCAGTCGAACTGGTAGGCTTCGCCCTGTGCGTAGTAGAGAGGTACGTAGGCTTCCGCTGTCACGGATCCGCGCTGCTTCGCCCAGGTGCGGGCGTAGCGCCGGACCGTGTCATAACCACCATCGTAGCCCAGATCGCGCAAATCCTCGAATATCCGGATCAGCGTCAACCGTTCACGCGACGGCTTGGCTTCATTGGCCAGCAGCATTCCATCGAGATCATCCCGCCAGGGACCGAGCTTTGGTTGAGGCTGACGGGACCGCTCGTATTTGAACTCTGTCTCTTCACTGCGCAGAACCTTCCGCACAACTTTCCGCGATATGCCCAACTCACGGCAGATCGCTTTGATCGATTTACCTTGCACATGCGCAAGCCGACGTATCTTTGAAATCGTCTCCACTACAAGCATCCAAATAGATAACCTCCGATTGAAAACCGAAGGTCATGTTACCCTCTAATAAGGGGTCCCGTTTGGATGCCGATAACCCCTAGCAAGGGGTCCTTATTCCACGCCGAATAACACCCAGAGGTAACGGCAAGTCGTCTTTCTCGTCTCCGGTGGGTCTCTACATGCTGGCGCTGGATGGCGAAGCAGGTGCCGAAGTCTATTCGGCGGCTACAACCCGCGATCAGGCCCGTATCGTATTCCGCGATGCGCAAGCCATGGCTCGCAAGATGCCAGGATACCGCAATCGCTTCGGTGTGGACGTGACGGCGCAAGCAATTGTGCAGTTGAAATCCTCCAGTGCTTTCAAGGCGCTATCGGCAGAAGGTCACACTCTGGATGGTCTGAATATCCATCTGGCGATTGTTGACGAGCTTCACGCTCATAAGAACCGCGATGTTTACGATGTGCTGGAAACCGGCCTTGGTAAGCGTCCTCAGTCGATGCTTTGGATGATCACCACGGCGGGCAGCAACAAGCATGGTATCTGCTACGAGGTGCGCAAGTTCGTCCTTGACGTTCTGGCCGGTCACGTCAGCGGCGAGGCTGCGGAAGCGGTATTCGGGATCATTTACACGATTGATGAGGGCGACGATCCCTTTTCAGAGGAGACTTTGCGCAAGGCCAATCCGAACTGGGGCGTATCGGTCGATCCAAAGATTGTCATGCAAACGGCAGCAAAGGCCCGGCAGGTCGCGACGGCGAGGGCGAATTACCTCACCAAGCACCTGAATGTGTGGGTTGATGCCAATTCGGCGCTGTTCGACACCGAATGGTGGCGGAAATGTGAGGATCGGACGCTGGATGAGGCAGATTTTACCGAAGATGAATGCGTCATCGGCCTCGATCTCGCCAGCAAGATCGATATTGCAGCCCGCGTGAATACATACCGCAGGTTGATAGATGGGAAGGCACATTACTATATTTTCCCGCGTTTTTACCTACCACGGGTTGCAATCGATGAAGATCGTCATCCGATGTATCGCGGCTGGGAGTTGCAGGGTGATATTACCGCGACTGCCGGTGAGACGATCGACTTCGGGGTAATCGAAGACGATATCAGGGCGGAAGCCCCCAGTTTGAACTTGCAGGCGGTTGCTACCGATCCTTGGCAGGCCCAGCAGATGATCCAGAACCTCAAGCGGGACGGAATGCCAGCGGAGGAATACCGGCAGACAGTGGCAACCATGAGCGAGGCGACGAAGACGCTTGATGCTCTGATGCGCGAAGGCCGCATCCATCATACCGGCAATGCAGTGATGAACTGGATGATTGGCAACGTGGTCGGGCATTACGACGCGAAAGAGAACGTCTATCCGCGCAAGGAAATGCCCCAGAACAAGATCGACGGAGCGGTAGCGCTCATAATGTCCCTCGGTTGGTTCATCCAGCAAGAGGCCGAATATGACGGCATAGACGATTACTTCAAGAGCTTGGCAGGTGCAGCGTGAACCTATTGCGAAAGATGCTGAATGGTTTCGTTGGCGATACGCCTGTGAAGCGGAACCTGACCGTTCGTGAGCCGGACGCTTGGTACCCAGCGGACAGCATCGGCGGTGCGGGCGAGATCATCACGGAACGCAATGTTCTGGCGCTTTCGGCTGTCTGGGCGTGCGTGAACCTGATTTCTGGCACGATTTCGTCACTTCCTTTGATGGTTTATCGGACCAACGCTGACGGATCGCGTGAGCCTGCAAGCGATCACCCGCTCTACAACGTTCTGCACGACAGCCCGAACTACGACCAGACAGCAGTTGATTTCTGGGATTTCATGGCTGCTTCCGTGGAGCTATGGGGCAACGCTTACGCACGGGTCACTCGGTCTGACAAGAAGGTGAAGGTTCTCACTCCTATTCTTCCGGCGCTCATGAGCGTTCAGAAGAAGACGGATGGCAGTCTGGTCTATCGATGGACCGAGGACGGAAAAGCAAACGAAGCGACGGACCGCGAAATTCTGCATATCCGTGGGTTTGGCGGCAATCCTCTCGGTGGGGCTTCCACGCTGTACTTCGGGCGTCGGGTGTTTGGGCTGGCTCAAGCCGCTGACAAATCGGCGGGATCGATGTTCCAGAATGGACTTCGCCCATCTGGCGTCCTGAAGTTTGAGAAATGGCTGACAGAAGAGCAGCGCGATGTCGCAGAACAGAAACTGGCCGCGAAGATCGGCAGCGGGAATGCTGGCAAGCCAATAGTCCTTGAAGGCGGCACGGAATGGCAGCAACTGACGATTACGCCAGAAGATGCCCAGATGTTGGAAACGCGGGCCTTCTCTGTGGAGGAAATCTGCCGGTTCTTCGGCGTCCCGCCTCACATGGTCGGTCACACTTCGAAATCGACCAGTTGGGGATCGGGCATTGAACAGCAGACTGTTGGTTTTCACGCGGAACTGAGCCGGTTGGGCGACTAATTTCCATCGAGAATTGAGCCATGTGAACCTACTCCCCCGCTATGAGCGATGGGAGCAACGGAGTGATCCACATGGGACTTTTAAACATCATCCGCCGTATGGCACTGCGCGAGAGGAAATCGATACGGGAGATCAGCCGGCGTACCGGTCTTTCACGCAACACGATCACCAAATATCTGAACGCGGGAACGATTGAGCCGACATTTACGGTTGCAGAGCGACCAAGCAAGCTGGATCCTTTTGCGGATAAACTGTCGAGTTGGCTTAGAACCGAGGCGAACAAATCACGCAAGCAGCGGCGAACGCTGAAGCAACTTCATGCCGATCTGGTTGTTCTCGGCTTCACCGGTTCCTATGGCCGGGTTGCCGCCTTCGCTCGTGATTGGCGAGCGGAGCGACAACGCGAGCAGCAGACAACTGGACGAGGCATATTCGTTCCGCTGTCTTTCCGGCCAGGCGAAGCATTCCAATTCGATTGGAGTGAGGACTATGCCGTGATCGGCGGGGAACGCGTGAAGCTGCAGGTGGCGCACATGAAGTTATCGCACAGCCGGGCGTTTCTTGTGCGGGCGTATCTGCTCCAGACACACGAGATGCTCTTCGATGCCCATTGGCACGGCTTCCGGGTGTTTGGCGGCGTACCTGGTCGCGGCATTTACGACAACATGAAGACGGCGGTTGATCGGGTCGGGCGCGGCAAGGAGCGGCAGGTGAATATCCGCTTCCTGGCGATGACGAACCACTACGTCTTTGCGCCCGAGTTCTGCAATCCCGCCGCCGGTTGGGAGAAGGGACAGGTCGAGAAGAATGTGCAGGATTCTCGTCCGCGGCTGTGGCAACAGATGCCGGAATTTCCGGATCTGGCAACGCTGAACGTCTGGTTGGAACAGCATTGCCAGGACCTGTGGCGGGAGATCCCGCATGGCAATTTGCCCGGTACGATCGCCGATGTCTGGGCTGATGAGCGGGCAGCATTGATGGCATTGCCTACCGCTTTTGATGGCTTCGTCGAGCAGAGCAAGCGCGTCTCGCCGACATGCCTGATCACCTTTGAACGGAACCGTTACAGTGTACCGGCATCTTTTGCGAACCGGCCCGTCAGCCTGCGGGTTTATCCCGAGCGACTGGTCGTTGCAGCTGAAGGCAATATCCTGTGCGAACATGCGCGGATCATAGAACGCAGCCACGACAAGCCACCGAGGACGATTTACGACTGGCGGCATTACCTTGCAGTTATCCAGCGCAAGCCCGGTGCCTTGCGTAATGGTGCGCCCTTCATGGAGTTGCCGCTGGCCTTTCGGCGCTTGCAAGACCAGATGCTTCGCCGCTCCGGCGGCGATCGCGAGATGGTCGATATCCTCGCGCTCGTCCTTCATCACGACGAACAGGTCGTCGTCAGGGCCGTGGAATTGGCTCTGGACCAAGGCGTGGCAACCAAAACCCATGTGCTGAATCTCCTTCACATGCTGATCGACGGCAAGACGACCGATGGACCAAACATCGATACGCCGCCAGAATTGGCCCTGGTGTGCGAGCCTGAGGCGAATGTCGAGCGCTATGATGGGCTGCGCGTCCGTATCGTGGGAGGTCGCCATGCGTCATGA